TAATTGATGGTTGTATGTATTAGATGCCCAACTGGCAAGATTATTATTTAAATCAATGTAATGTAGTTTATGATTTGAGGCATCCGATTCAGCGATAATTAGATATTCTTTATTACCATTTACTGTATTTGTAATTGATGTGATGCCTTTCCATTCATAACCAGATGTGTTTGAAGGCACTCCAGATTGTTGATTTATAGATGTACTACTTGCTTTAAATAATCCGTTGCTATTACCTGGAACTAATAAATATAAAGTTCCTGTATTTGCAGTATAAAAATATCCAGAATTAAATGTTTGTCCTACATTATCACCCCAATCAGAATCAGAAGGATCATGCCCATCAAATCCAGTTTCTACAATTGTACCATTGCTCTGTACAGTATATTTTACAACTGCATTATATGATGTGCCATCTCCACCACTATCAAGAGCAGAATAATACACCCATATAGCATCACTATGGTTAATCATTGCATTTACTTTAAATGTACCATACCCTTTAAACTGATTGTATAAAGTGGTATTTAACTCTGAAGATGTAGAGCCTATTGTAAATTTTATTCTATTTGGTATATTAGTTCCAGAGCAGTAACTATACATACATAATACTTTGCCATTTAAGGCAAGTAATGCAATATCTGTAAAACTGGATATACCTCCAGAGGCATCATTATCTACATTAAGATGTGTACCATGCTTACCTCCAAATGCCATATCTCGCAAACCACTACTTTGAGCCGTTGCAAAAAAACTTCCTCCCCATGTTGAAGCATTATCGGTATTTATCCAATGCTCGTTTCCACTTTTATAATCTATTGTATCATAATTATCTGTACCTGCAATTGCAACCTGTGGACTGGCATTATCTTTAACATCAGATATAACTACATAATCACCTTGCACTAAACCACTATCGTCAGATGTAGTAAATAATAATATATCGTCTTCGACTTGCAGATGATCTGTTACATTAGGCAGACTTGGGTCGTACCAAAATAATTTTAAGACATTGCTACTATTAATAATCGCAACAATATATCTATGTTCATCTGTGTCAAATTTATCTGATATAAAAGTATATACATTTTGTACAGAATAATCTGAAGAAATCTTTGTATTGATTGTTGTAAGAGGAAATACTGGTATTCCAGATGCAGAACCTGCTGCAAATGTTTTTTCAAGTTGACCATCTACTATCTTGAGGTTTTCAATATTTTGAGCAATGATTTCACTTAAATCTTCTACATCAGCATGGGTTTTTACACCTCTAAACTGCGAAATATCAATAAGTTCAGCCATTAACTACTCGTTCTTGTATCACAAGGTCACCAGATGTGTTATAAGGCACTAATCCACTTACATAATCCATTACTGGTGTACTTTCATTGTATGATGTTATCATTGCAATAGCACGATTTTGTGCATCTGCCTGTCTACTCTGCTGATTTACAGTTCTCCAACATTCTGCCTCTGCAAACTCTAAAATTGCATCGTGATAAATTGCGTTTAAATCGCTTACATTATCATTTGCTGCAATAGCAGTAGGCTTTTTGATATAAAAGATGTCTAACGCATCATTATCGCTTATATAGACCCTATTGGCTCTATACCAATAGACTGGAGACTGGAAAGATATAGATACACTACCATTTGACCAGTCTGTATATTGTTCAAAAGAAATTTTACTATAAAAAACATGGCTATTTGTGCGTTTTATTGCCTGTATACCATGTATACCTCCAAATGGAACATCTGTACCTGTAAATGGTGCAGCAGTTATATCGATGTAACGCTCATCTAATACAGAATCAAGTGAATTTGATACATTTGCCTCAACATGGTGCAAATCTATTAAAGCATTGTGATTTAAAAGTTGTATTACTTTATCTTGAGCAACATTTAATAATAAAAGTTTTGTGTCATTTGTAAATAGATCACCACTTGGGTCTTCAAGCCTTGTGCCTAATAATGTGAGCATTTCGTTGTTTGTCATATTTATTCCTGTTATGCGAGGGTGGGCGAAAGAGAACCCACCCTCACTCCGTTAGCGACTATACTATACCAGATTAAACATATGAGCCGTCACTATACACATTGTCAATACGACATTGTGCCTTACGATTGGTACATACCATTTGTCCGTAAGTGTGAACTTTCATAGAAAAAGTGTTAGACCTTTCAGCTTCAACGAACTTACCTGCGGTGAATTTTGCACCACTATTGAAGAACATATACAAGTAATCAGTATTTAAGAAATAGATACTTGCTTTGTTACTTGCAACGGCAAGATGGTTGTCTGCTACTACAGGTATACCACGAAAATCAATCGCATTAAAACCCATAGAACCTAACTTCTCATTCATTCTGGAACCTGTTTTACGAGGGTCAAGAATCTGCTCAAGTAGGTCAAATAGATACTGACTAACAATAATAATGTTAGGGTCTTCACCAGTCTGCTTACGAGCCTTCGCTACACCTCTTGCAAGAAGTTTAGGGAAGTATGCAGCATCAGCAGCATTAAGTAAATCAGCTTCAGTTAAAGCATCACCATGCACATCTTCTGCATCAATAACTGGTGACTGCCACCATCCACCTGCAGTATAAGCTGAAGGAGTACCTGCTCTTGTTACTGTGATACCACCAATAGCAGGAGATTCAGTACCATTTGCAGAAATTCCACTTACAATCTCTTTAAGAGAATGCCATCCACCTGCATTTGCAGATGCAGCGTGTAAGTTATCACTAAAAGTCTGCTCCAGAGTTTTCTGAAGGTTTTTAACTTTAGAAGCGACAACATTTTTAACTGCCTCATCACTATTCATAATAAGCATCTCTTCTTTGGTTACTCGTAGAGTACCAGTAAGCATTTTAGGTTCATACTTTGCAAGGACAAATGGGTCAATTACTGCAGGAGATAAATCTGTTGCACCATGTTGACCACCCCAGTAAACATTACCAGAGCCAGAATCAGCGTACTCAAGAGGTACTCCAATCTGTCTACCATTATATGTCTTTGCCTTTTCTTTTAACATCGCAGCTAAAGGATGACTCTTAACAAAAATATTGTCGTAAAGTATAGACATATACTTTGTACGAATCAGAGCCTCTAAACTGGTTACACTTGCTAAACTATCTGTTGGCATTTTAGTGTTTTCCTTATTTTAGTTTGTTATCCAAAAATGTTAAATCCACTTATATCAACATCCTCATACGACAATCGTTTATTTGGGTCACGCTTTTCAGCAATGTCCTTTGCCCCTTGAGTTTTATTGACCTTTGTAGGTGGATTTGGCTTGGTTCTTTTGGCTTCCTGTAATTCCTTCTGCAATTTATCAGATTGCTGAATCTTATAGGCTTCCTCCAGACTCAATGCCCTTCCTGTTTCATCATAATGATCTACTGCAAAGTCAAGTACCTGTTCTGCTTGTCTATCGGTAACATCAAAGTTTAGTTTAAAATCTTTGACCATCTGTTCCATCGTCTGCTGACCTTTTAAATCATTAAGTTCGGCTTCTAACAATGCTTTTTCCTCGGCATATGGGTTTGTCACGCTATTTGCATCAAGTGACAGAGAGTCTTCAAAAAGTTGCTCTGCACCCTCTCCGATTTCATCTTTCAAGTATTCTTTAATGGTATGAACTATATCAGTCTTACCTTCCAGTTTACTTGCCAAATCAAACATTGGTTGTATTGCCTTTCGTTGTTCTGCTAACTCCTGTGCAGATTGAGTATTAGACTGCTGCCAAGACTTTTTATTGTCATGGTCAGACCTCCAGGCATTTACTTCATCAATGGTATATTGACTACCATCTTCATCTGTAAATACATATTCTGGTTGTTTTTCCTCAACTACTTCGGTGTCATCAGTTGTCGGCTCTGCTGACTCTGTGGTCTGTTCCGACTCTTTGACATCGCTTTGTGGTTGCTCCTCACTATCTCCGAAGAGATTATCAGAGTCCTCTATTACAACATCATCATAATTTTCATCTAATATCATAGTATATCCTTTTTATTCGTTAATCGCTTTCATATATCGCTTACGCTTATTTTTTTTACTATTAGGAAACCCTGCTTCCATGTCTGCATAACTTTCATCGCTCACACTACCTGCACTTTTTGGTCTACTTATACCTAATTTTTTCCTTCTATTAATATTATCGTACAAACTCATATTAACCCTTCCATTTCACTCGATTTGCCCAATAGGCTGCACTTTCCTTGCCTCTGGCTATATTTTTCTGATGCCTACTTCTGAATCGCTTTCGTTGCTCGGCTGATCTATTTGTCTCTGCCCCCTGTTCGCCAAACCTTATTGTGCGTGGCTTTCCGTCAATTTTGGTCACTACAATGTGACTTTTAGTTTTATGCCCTGGAGTAGCTTTCGGTTTGTCAAAATTACTTACACCTGCTCTTTTAAAAGCATTTGCATATTTTTGTTTTTTATTTTCCGTAGCCATCTTTAGCTTTCTTTTTCTTTTCATTTTCCTGTATCGCCTTTGCGTACTTTTTATAACCTTCTTTATTATACTTAAATGTTTTTCCTTTATAACTTGGCATTATGCTTGACTCCCTTGTATGTATTCAGATATTCTATTCATGATTGCAGGGTCAAGACCTTGCAATGCTTCACTTGTTAATAAGTCTGGTTGTTGCATTATGATTTGCATTAGTTGTTCTTCTTCTGGTGAGCCAGTACCTGCTTGATTAACTGCCTCAATCATTGCACTCATTTGTTCAGCTTCTTGTTGTTGTTGCTCTGGTGCTGCCATACCTTGCCTTTGATAGAATCTTTCGATTATATCTTGCTTATCTGGCTCATCCAATGCCTTTACAACATCCTCAATGCCGTAAATACCTTGACTAAACAACTCTATGGCTCGTTCTTCTTTTGCAAGTCTACCACCAGGGTATCTTGAACCACTTGCCACCTCAACATCAAACTCACTATCTAATAATCTTTTTGCAGAGGTAGGGTCGAACTCTGGTGATCCTTCTGGGTTGCCTTCTGCATCAAACACACCTTGAGGGTTATACTCAATAAATTCATATGCACCAGTTGGATTCTTTTCCCTTATCTCTGATATTTCTGTATCATATATCTGCATTAGATTGACCATGTAAGTACCAATCTCACGCACATACTTTTTTACTTCTTGATTAATCTTGAATCGTATTCTGGTTTGACTGGCTTCCTGTAATGCCATAATTGCTCTACCAGACTTTACACCAGTTGGAGTTCTGCCCTGCGTTACATCTTGTACACCAGTAATAGAATCCATAAACATAGTATTCTGTTGTATAAAGTTCTGTATATACCCTGGAATTGCAGGAGGTTGCTCCCATGATACATCATTAGGGTCATCTACAAGTATTTCCTCCCCTGGTCTACCAGTAATAGGTCTTACTGCTTTTGCCTTTGCTCTTGGAGTAATCTTTCTTGTAGGGAATCCTGCTTTACGAATGTTATCTGCTACTGCAGACATAGTTTCGTTAATTGTTTTTACAATGGTGCGTACATTCTCTGGTTCACCTCTACCCCAGAATTGATGTGGCGATTTGTAATTACCAATCATAAATACTGGCATACGATAGATTTCTAATGGTTCATCGACCAGTAATGTCTCACCTGCTATAATAGTATGTCTACCATTAGGATACTTTTCTTTATCTGGGTCATCATAATAGCACTCGATAACAAGAGCCATATCTTTATTATTCTTTCTATCGTTGTGATACGACTCACCTTCTTCAATCTGAAATGCTCTAAAATCATCTAAATTACCCTCTCCTCCTGGTCTTGTACCAAATTGTGCTTCTATTGTATCCAGACTCATAGGAACACAAAACAAGAAGTAATTATTATCTTTCAACTCCATATCTGTACAATATGCTTCTGGTATTACAGTAAATGGGTCTACTACTTGTATGTCAAAGCCTGTAAATACACCATCATCGCTAAATTCTGGCAATACCTCTATAAAACCATTGCCATACAACAAAGCATCTTTTACGCTTTCGATAATCTTATTATATAGATTAGTGTTCATGGCTATCTGTTGAAATCTTTTGTGCATTAAATCAGCAAAGAATACATCGTTGCTGCCTTTTGGCATTATATCAACTACTGGCATGAAGTCACCAATGATAGGCAATATTGTTTCTACTGCACTAAATGGAAAGTTGTACACCATACGAGTCTGCCATCTGGTTGTTGGTGCTACATTACCCCAATGGTTACCATAATATAAATTTTCGTTCTTTCTCCAACGATCTGTTTTCTGCTCTCTTGCCTTCTTACTCTGGTCGAACCATTTGCGTATCTTTGCAATATGGTCAGCAGAGTCTGCTACGCTTTGTATATAGCTATCTGGTTCAAGTACACTTGATGTATCTGATACTAATGCCATTAAATATTACCCCAATCCTGTTGTTCTACTTCTGGTTCTATAATAATCGATTCAATAAATTTCTCTTCTGGTGCTTTTGGTGGTGCTGATTTCACATGGTCAAAAGCATATGCCGTCATATATCGCCAACTATCCATTGCATGGTCATCCTTCTTTAATGGTCGCTCTGGTTGGTTTAAATCAACCTTACTTGCAGACGGCTGCTCCCATTGATAGTTAATTACTTCTCTTAAAAAGTTTACACAACTACGCATAACCTTAACCTTACCAGTCTTTATGTAATGCGTAACCTTGTCTATACCACCTTGCACATCATTCCATGCGTTTACAACTGGTACATTTAATGCTCTGTACCTGTTGCCTATTGTTTCTGGGTCATCTTTTTTTCCTGCACCAGTAGAAGGGTCAATAAGATATACTTCAGATAAACCTTCGCCCTTGTATGCGTTTATAATCTTTGCATGATGCTCTACATCCTGCCCAGACTCATAATGCTCACGATATACCCATAATACATCATCATTGTCTATTGCTCCCCACAATACTGCAGTTGGGTTAGTTCTCCCATGATCTATTGCAATAATGCGAGTGTACTCTGTTGGTAATGTTCTGTCGTTTACAACATGGACATTGTTATCAAAGTCTGGATATATCTGCCCTTCAAACGCATCCCATGAGCCATATAAGTAGCGATTGACCCAAATCTCATTATAATTCTTTTCAAGTGATTCAATGTAACCCTCTGGCAAGTTATCATTATTTTCCTCACTTGGTGCAGTATACATCTTGTGACCTGGTATTGGGTCATGTATAAATCGCTGCCAAACCCAGTTATGTCCAAGTGGGTTACCAGTAATCCACCCTTGTACACTATCAACTGCTCGAAGTCTTCCAAGCAATGTAAGATATACATCCTCTGCAACTTCTTCAGCTTGGTCAATGTAGAACCAACCAAGATTTATACTCAATAGTTTAGCAGGGTCATCGAGTGACCTTAATATTACTTCGTGACCATTTTTAAATATGACCCTGTTTTCCTGTTTTTTGTACTCAAAATGATGTCCCTGCATTAAACCAAACATATGAAGTATCTCAAAAAATGTTCTTTGTGTAGAGTCACGCAACTCTGGATATGTTTGCCTTGCAAGTAATCCCAGTTGTGGAGGTTGCTCTGGGTCTAATATGCGTAGAATAGCCTTTAAACATCCTGCAAAGGTCTTACCATTACCCAAGCCTCCAAACATTCCTACAATAGCAGAATCATCGCTAACAAATAGCTGCTGCGTGTCGTTTAATGTTATTTCTATTGCTTCACTTTTCATTTTTAGTCTTTATTACGATGGTAGGCATGGTAACCTTTGCCCCACCTTGTAAATCTATTTCTTGTGCTTTTAGCGATGGTACTGATTTGTCCATTAAAACCTTTGCACAAGTCATTGCTTGAGGATGTTCTTCAGAAGTATTTAATGTAGATGCAACAGAGATCACTTTATCAATGACCTCAATAACCTTTGGATTTGCTCTTAATTGCTCTGCTAAAGATACTTTTGGTCTACCTTTTCTGTTGTTTGTCTGACCTTTTTTTAATCCTCTTGCCATTTTGTTCTATTTTGTTTTACAAAAACATTCTATGCTATTCCTACAATTATCTCTTCTTGGTAATATCCTTGTTTCATTGCATAAATAACCATGTACGATTTAACATAATCATTACTATAATCTTTAAACTTTATGGGTAAGTGAAGTATGATTTCAGATTTCATCCCAAATCTCTTTTACTTCTTGTGTGGATTTGTTTGTGGGTGACTCCAGTACGCTCTCGCCCTGGATTCCTTTACGATAAATATACGCTCCTGCGAAGGCAGAAATGATGCAGGAAACCGAATGAATAATTAATACATATAAATTCATGCGTTAAACTTCTTAACGCAGATGTATCAATTATAAGGGGGAATTATAAATATTTATAAAAAGTTATCTTATTACTTTTCTCTCCCTCTGTAAAAGTTGTTTATATCTTTTAACAACCAGGGGGTGTGCATCACCTCGGGTGATCAGTCTTTCATAAACCTCAAGCACTACCACGCTTGGCTTTTGATAAATTCCTCTTCCTTTTTTACTCATTAGATTGCCTTTCCCTCTAATATATCAGCTAACATCTGGTTCACATCCTCAACATTCTGGCTTTTTTGGACTGGTTTTGGAGGATTTTTTTGTGCTTGTATGATTTTATACTCATATTCTGGTATAAACTCTCCTTCACACTCGCAAAATCTTTCATAAATGCTTGGCTGCTGCTTTAATTGTTTCTTCTCGCCACAACCATCGCAAATAAATGTTTTTAACTGGACCTCAACATTTTCTGTAGTGGTACTCTTTGGTTTTTGTATAGGGTCATCCCATTGCTCACCATACAACCAAGTTTTAAACATTGGTATGTACTTCGCATCTGTATCTTTCCAGTTGTACTTAATCTGGTTCTTAACGGCAGTAAGAATTGTTTGTCTATCTGTTTTCTTTAACGCTGATTTATACTTTTCTTCAGCTTTCTTTTTGCCGTTTTTGTTAGGATAAATATTCCAAACTTCTAAAAAATGAACAGAGTATGTATTTATTTTTTTATTTCTTTTATTATTTACATTATTATTTGTATCGGTTTGTGTATCACTATCCGTATCAGTATCCGTATCACTTGCCGTATCACTTTTTTTCTTGTATCCCTGTAAATCATTGTATTTTAGTATACTTACAATGGTTTGGGGTGTATCACTTGCCGTATCGCTACCTGTATCGCTACCTGTATCGGAAGGTGTATCAATGTGTATGCTTATCCTCTGTTCACTTTGTAGCTTCTTAAAGAACCTATGTACCTTCATTTTATCCCACTTCCACCTTTTACCAAGATAACGATTAGAGTGATTAAACTGCCCTCTTTTTAATACTCTTCCATCCTCATACTCTGCCAGTAAGATCATATCAATCCACGCTTCGCTCCTGGTAAAAGGTCTTTTCTTTTGTAATGGGTAGATGTCGCTATTCATAATAATGCGTTGCAACAAAACATATCCTTTTGTGTTAATGCTCATTTAAGATGTGTCTTTACAAAATTAATAAGTTTCATGTTGCCTATCTTTCGTTCATCCCATTTCTTTATTTGTTGATGGGTGCGATGTATCTTAAAAGCAAAAAGTTCATTGTTCTTTCTTTCTTCTGCATACTTAATCTGTAATTCAGTCTTCTCATTGTTTAACTCATCGTACTCTTTTCTGCTTACAACATATTTTCTGATATACTTCTTAATCGTTTTTATCATCGCTAAAGTCTCCTTTGTATATTTTCCACCCATACCTACACATTGTATCTAATGCTGCAGGAAGAAATATCAATGATGCAACAAATGCCACCAACGACAAAGCTGCAATAAAGAAATTTGCTACCCACTCATAGATAATCATGTTAATCCCTAAAACGGCAATTCATCATTCTCATCACCAGGGTCATGTGGAGAATGTTCTTTTGGTTGATAAGTATTAAGCTGCATATAATGTGTTTGCCCTTTAGCACCCACTTCTCTACGCTTTTTAATATCTATATTGACCCAACCATCTTTGTTAAGTAACTCCTTTAACTGGTCAACACCTTCATCTTTTAACGATACCTTTAGTA